CCACAGCAAGGCTCCCTCAGGCCGCAAGAATGCACTGCTGACCGCCTTGGTCGCTGCGTCACAGAGCGAGGGGGCAGCGGCGGATACTGCCTTGACGGTCATGCTATTGGCGCTTTGGCCAGCATTTGACGCAGTCCGACGCAGATCATTGTCGCGCCGGCTGGGCACCGTCGAAGACATCACTTCTGAGGTGCTCGCTCGGGCGACCACCGCTATCCGTGATTTGGATCTCCAACGGGTCACGTGGATAGCAGCGACCATCCAGCGCAACATCGAACGCGATATGATCCGCGCGCGAAAGCGTGAAGTGCTGTGGGATCGCGAAGTCGCTGAAGAATATCGCGTCACTTGCGAAGGTAGCGTCAGCGACGCGCCGGCTGCAGCCAGCAAAATATTGCTCCGCAATGACCTAGTCGAACTAATCGGTGCGGATGCGGCCCTTGTGATCCGCGTGGCGATAGACGGCTTCACGCAGGCTGAGGCGGCGGCGGAACTCGGCATCCCGATGGAGGCTGCGCGCAAGCGCTACCAGCGCGCAATGAAGCGGCTCCGCGATGCCTTCGAAAAAATCGACTGACCCGATGTCCCGTGCGGGCCCGGCCGTTGGCTTTCCCCATTCAGACGCCACCGCGCGTCCCAACCAAAACGGAAAGACAACACGCATGAAACATGATGCCGACTTGCCGCTTGAGGATCTGAAACGGCTCCCAGGGCTCTACCGCCGCTGGGAACTGACCGAGGTCTTCGAGCCGCATCGCAACTACCAGATTGAGGATGCCGGTACGCACGCCGACGGCACGCCGCTTCTGGCCATCTACGTCAGCGATCCCATGGCCGATGCCCAAGGGGAGGTGCGTTGATGACCCTCCCGATCATTTCTGCAGATGAGCGCCTTGCTCAAAGAAAGGGCATCAAAGGGTGCATTTTCGGGCGCTCGGGAGAGGGCAAAACCAGCCTTCTTTGGACGTTGAACGCGACGACAACGCTCTTCATGGACCTCGAAGCTGGGGATCTGGCGGTCGAGGGATGGGAGGGTGACACCCTGCGCCCCCGCACTTGGAAAGAGTGCCGCGATTTTGCCGTCTTCATCGGCGGTCCCAACCCGGCGCTGCGCGATGACCAGCCCTATAGCCTGGCGCATTTCGACGAGGTGTGCAGCCGGTATGGTGATCCTGCAAGTTTGAAAAAATACCATACGGTCTTCATCGACTCGATCACGGTGGCGGGACGGCTCTGCTTTCAGTGGTGCCGCGGGCAGCCAGAGGCGACATCCGACAAAACGGGCAAGCCCGACATTCGGGGTGCTTACGGCCTGCATGGCCGCGAGATGATCGGATGGTTGACCCATCTTCAGCACACGCGCGGCAAGCACGTCTGGTTTGTCGGCATCCTTGATGAAAAGCTCGATGACTTTAATCGCAAAGTTTTCCAGCCCCAAATCGATGGCGCAAAAACCGGGCTCGAACTGCCGGGCATCGTCGACCAGGTCATCACGCTGGCGGCTATTTCTGATGCGAATGGCCAACTTCAGCGGGCCTTTGTCTGCCAGACACTGAACCCCTGGAGCTATCCGGCCAAGGACCGTTCGGGTCGGCTCGACATGGTCGAAGCCCCTCATCTCGGCAGGCTTATGGAGAAGATCCAGAGCCCCGGCCGGCCCGCACCTCAGCGCCTGAATTACCCCGAGATCGACATCGAGGTGCCTCCGGCGCCGGTGTCGACCTCTCCCTTTAATCCCAGCACCAACTGAAAGGAGCGGCGCCATGTCCGGACTCTGGAACGACTTCAACTCCGCGCAATCCAACACCAACGTCATCCCGAAGGGCACGCTTGCCAAGGTGCACATGACCCTGCGCCCCGGTGGCTTCGATGATGCGAGCCAGGGGTGGACGGGAGGCTATGCAAAGCGCGGCACCACGGGGTCTGTCTATCTCGACGCCGAGTTCACGGTTCTCGACGGGCCATATGCCAAGCGGAAGATCTGGTCGCTGATCGGACTCTATAGTCCCAACGGCCCGAATTGGGCCAATATGGGGCGCGGCCTGCTCCGCGGTATTTTGAACTCCGCGCGGGGCATTTCCGACAAGGACAATTCGCCCGAGGCCCAGGCCAAACGTCGGATCAATGGCTTTGTCGACCTCGATGGGCTGGAGTTCGTGGCCCGCATTGATATCGGCAAGGATACCAACGGCGAGGAAAAGAACGAAATCCGCGCGGCCGTGACACCGGACCACCGGGATTACGCCACGCTGATGGGGGCAATCGCGCCTCAATATACGGCCCCGTCGGCACCGGGACACACGCATTCGCAGGCCCCCTCCGGGCAGCAGAACAACCAGCCTTCGGCCACCCCCGGCACTGCCGGGCGGCCGAGTTGGGCGTGAGTGCGGGGAGGTACGGTCATGCGCCTGCGTCCCCGTCAGAAGGCCTTTGTTGAGCGTAGCGTGTCTGCGCTCAACGCCCGCCGCAACACGCTTGGGGTGGCTCCCACCGGTGCGGGCAAGACGATCATGCTCTCGGCGGTCACCGGCGAGAGCATCAAGGATACCGGTGCCAAGGTGTGCATTCTGGCCCATCGGGATGAGCTGACAGCGCAGAACCGTGCGAAGTTCGAACGCGTGGTGCCGAATGTCGGCACCTCCGTCGTAGACGCCTACGAGAAGTCCTGGGGCGGCCAGGTCACTTTCGCAATGGTTCCGACCTTGGCGCGGCCCTCGAACCTCGACGGCATGCCGCGTCTGGATCTCCTCGTTATCGATGAGGCACATCATGCGGTCGCGGCAAGTTACCGGCGCATCATCGATCGCGTCCGCGACGCCAATCCAGAAGCGCGCGTGTTTGGCGTGACGGCAACGCCCAATCGGGGTGATCGTAAAGGACTGCGTGAGGTCTTCGATAATGTCGCCGACCAGATCAGCTTGGGAGAATTGATCGCCTCGGGCCATCTCGTACCGCCGCGCACCTTCGTCATCGACGTTGGCGTGCAGGACGAACTGAAATCGGTCCGAAAGACATCCTCGGATTTCGACATGTCCGAGGTTGCCAACATCATGGACCGCGCCCCCGTGACCGAGGAGGTGATCCGCCACTGGAAGGAAAAGGCGGGCGACCGGCAGACGGTGATCTTTTGTTCCACCGTCGAGCATGCTGCGCATGTACGCGATGCCGTCCAGGCCGCAGGCATCTCTGCAGCACTGATCCATGGGGAAATGCCTTCTGAGACCCGCAAGTCCGTCTTGGCTGATTACGCGGGCGGAAAGATCAGGGTCATCGTCAACGTGGCTGTATTGACGGAGGGCTGGGATCACCCGCCCACCTCCTGTGTCGTGTTGCTGCGACCGAGTTCCTACAAGTCCACCATGATCCAGATGGTCGGACGTGGGCTGCGCACGGTCGACCCCGAGGAATTCCCAGGCGTCGTAAAGACCGATTGCGTCGTTCTGGATTTCGGCACCTCGAGCCTGATCCACGGAACGCTGGAGCAGGATGTCGATCTGGACGGGAAGACTAGCTCTGGTGAGGCGCCTACAAAGGCCTGTCCGTCCTGTGGAGCAGATATTCCTCTGGCCAGCAGCGAATGCCCCATCTGCGGCAATGCCTTCGACGAGGAGGAAGGTGGGCCCGGGGTCACAGCAACGCCCCTCTCGGGGTTCCTTATGACCGAGATCGACCTTCTAAAACGCTCAAGTTTCGAATGGGTCGACCTTTTCGACTCCGAGGAAGCGCTCATGGCCACGGGCTTCAACGCCTGGGGCGGTATCTTCTGGTTCGAGGGTCAGTGGTACGCGGTCGGTGGCCGGAAGAACGCGGCGACACGTCTTCTGGGCATCGGCGAACGCTCCGTGTGCCTCGCTCAAGCCGATGACTGGCTGAACGAGTATGAGACCGACGAAAGCGCGTTCAAAACGCGTGGCTGGCTGAACCAGCCCGCCACCGAAAAGCAGCTCAAGTACCTCTCCCCGGAGGCACGGAGCGATTTTGGCCTTACGCGCTACAAAGCCTCGGCTTTGATGACCTTTGGCTTCAACAAGCGCGATATCGGCCGTTTGGTTGAAGCAGCTGCCAGCGTTGGTCGGAGGGCAGCGTGATCCATGTCCCATGCACCCCGTCCGCGCCCTCGCTGGCTGCTGATCGCCCGGATTTCCGGCTTTGGCATCCGCGTTTCATGCCCTGTGCCGTCTGTCTGCGCCCCGCGCGAGGCTTCGGCTTCTTCGACCCCAACAAACCGCGCCCGCGAGACCACCGCTGGTTCTGCTCCATGCTTTGCCAGGGGTTCTTCGCCACGCGCGCTCGAAAAGGACTGAAAATGCAAGGAATGACCGAAGAAGAACAGGTGGCCATCGCGCAAGTGATGAAACGTCTCGGCACGGCCATGGATGAGATCGGCTGGCAGACGCGGCTGTGTGACCTGAGCCAAGCCGACGTGACGTTTTTGATCGGTGAAGTACTGGAAGGCTACGGCTCCGCAATGTCGCGCCTCGCGAAATCCCAGGAGGTGCCGTTTTGACCCTCGATTACAACCATCGCCCCAGCTTTGCCGAGCGTGTCAACGAGGTGATCGACGCCGCGCTCACCGCTGAGAACTCTACGCGCGCGCCGCGCGACTATCTTGGTGGCTCCCGCCTTGGCCACGCCTGCGAGCGCGCGCTGCAATTCGAGTTCACGGACAAACCGAAGGATGAAGGCAAGGATTTCTCCGGGCAGTCGCTGCGCATCTTCGCGATCGGTCATTTGCTTGAGGATCTGGCTGTAGCCTGGCTTCGGCAGGCGGGCTTTGATCTCTACACCCGCAAAGGCAACCGGCCCGATGGTGGCCAGTTCGGCTTCTCTGTCGCGGGGGGGCGCATCCGAGGTCATGTCGACGGCATCATCGCCGCTGGCCCTGAGGGGTTCGGTCTCGCTGTTCCCGCTCTTTGGGAATGCAAGACCATGAACGCGAAGAACTGGCGCGCCTGCGTCAAGGATGGCGTGACGAAGTCGAAGCCCGTCTATGCCGCCCAGATTGCCGTCTATCAGGCGTACATGGAGGCCACGATTCCTGGCATCTCGGCCAGTC